TGACCAGGGCGATAGCGTTGCGGTGGAAGGCCAGGGAATTGGCCTTGTTCACAACGCGGACCGCCGCGCCGTCGGCATCCTGCATCAGCTTCTGATCGATGGCCAGCTCGCCCTCGCCGCCCTCTGTGAAGCGGTACAGGTAGCCGCCCAGAATGAAGCCGTCGCCGGCCTCCACAGAGCCGTCCGCGCCGGACACCGTCACCTTGGCCTCACCGGCAGTACCGGTGACGGTGAAGGTCTTGGCAGTGCCGGGGGTTTCGGCGTGGGAGCCGGGGGCGTTCTGATCCATGTAGGTGTCCAGGGTGTAGACACGGCCCAGCAGGGCATCCCGCAGGGTCTGGTTGTCGCCGGCGTAGCCCACATTGCTCAGATTCTCCGTCAGGGCGTAGCGGTACTTGTGATCGGGATGGAGCACCAGACTGCGGTCGCCCACGGGTGCCTTGGCCACATCCAGCTGCTTGGCCAGGGCGGCGATGTCGGCAAGGTCGGTGGCATTCTCGTCGCCGGCCTTGACGAAGGAAGCCTGCTCACAGCCCACCGCCAGCAGATCCTCGTCGATGGCCTGTGCGATGGCCTGCATGGCAGGCTCCACCACCTGCTTAGAGAAGTCCGCGATGTCCAGGCTCATCTCCTTGCTGGTGACGGCCACGGTCACATCCCGGAAGCGGTCCAGCTTCACAGGCACGGAGGTCTCGGTGATGTCCTGATTCTCCGTGCTGCCGGTGAAGTTCTTGGCCACGAACCGTGCAGGCTTGCGGATGGACACGGTGTCGCCCACGGCTACGAACTCGCCGGCGTAGTCCCTGTGCACCAGATCCGCCATGACCAGATTGTTGGACAGCACCATCAGTGCCTCCTTGGCCACCACCTCAGGGGTCAAAAAAGTGTTGTTTTCCATAATATTTCTCCTTTCAATATACATAAATTCCGATTTGTCGGTCTGTTATTTGGACAAATCAGAACTTACCGACTTTGCCGATAGCGCCTGTACTCCGCCATGGACATTTTGCCCACATCCTCCATGGTGGGGGTGCGGGTGACGGTCAACGCCCCGGTGCCGGGGCTGGAGACCTGGGGCGTGACAAACAGCCAGGGATTCTCCCTTTTCAGCTGGGCCACTGCTTCTCCGGCGGCGGCATCCACATCCTCCGCGCCGGCCAGTGCTTGCTCATCCATGAGGGCCCGGATGGCCTTGGCGCTGCGTCCGCCGGCCCGGTCCACCGCCCGTGTAAGGGCGTGCTCCAGCCGCAGGGCGCCCAGCTCCTGCTGATGGCGGTCATAGATCTCCGCCGCCGCCTCCGGCCCCACCAGGCTTTCCAAATATTCCTTTTCCATCGTTCATCCTTTCTTCCTCGCCAAATTCCGATTTGTCGGTCTGTTATTTCGATGCGTTCATGGCCCCCTCTGACGAGGGGGCTGTCACGGCCACGCCGTGACTGGGGGAGAGAAAATGTGATGGTTTCAGCTTTTTACCGACAATTCGGTAACCGTTACCCTTTCTCTCCCTCCGGCCCTTCGGGCCACCTCCCTCATCAGAGGGAGGCATGAAACAGCCCGACAAATCGGAATTTGTCCATCAAACCACGCCGTCGCCCCAATCCAGGGACACCTGCCGGCTGCCCCCGTCCAGGGCATCCAGCAGCCCGGCGCAAGCCTGGGCCGCCGTTTCCACAGCCCGCCGCAGCTCCCAGATCAGCGTCATGTACTCGCCCTCGGAGGAGGTGATCTCCGTGGCGGTGCGGTCCTCGGCCTCCACCTGGCTCAGAAGCCCCCGCTTCAGGCCGATGATGTGCTCCAGACTCCGCAGGTACGCCTGCTGGCGGTCAAGAAAGCTGGCTTCCCGCAGCTGCGGGGCAAAGATGGTGATGCCCACGGTCTCGGGGCTTTCGTCCAGACCCACGAACAGCTCGTCGGTGAGCTGACCGCCCCGGAGCATGTCCCGGCTCACCACCAGACGGCTCTGCCCCCGGCGGAATTCGCCCTGCAGCTGCTCCTCGTTTTCGGCGATGGCCTTCAGCAGCGGCATGGCCGCGGCGTAGATGCTGACGCCCTCCCGGCTGCCGTCCACGCAGTTGGCCACCGGCATCCTCAGCCGCACCAGACCCACACCCCCCAGCTCCACCGGATAGGTGTAGCGCTCCGGCAGGTCCGCGTACAGGGGCTGATCGGACAGCTTCACCTCCCGGCCCAGCTCCTTGCGGTTTGCCGACCGGAACAAGCGGTTTGTGACGGTGAGCAGACCGTCGGGGCCCAGCTTCCGCCGCTCCAGCAGGGTGTAGCAGAAGCGGCCCCGCAGAGTCCTTTCCATAAGACCCACATCCGTGGGCTCACCAAACCAGTCCCGTCCGAACACCAAAATACTGCCCCTGGGAATGGGCCGCCACTGCCAGACGCCGTCCACCTGCACCGGCTTTAAGTAGCACTCACCGCCGATGAGGGCCAGCTCTAACGCCGCGGCGGCGGGCCAGTTTTCCAGCCCCTCCAGCGCGCACTCAGCAAACACACTGCGGCAGAGCTTGCGGACGATGGTGTAGGGCAGCTGCATCAGATCCTCCCGGTCGTAGTACAGCGAAAACCAATTGCCCACCGCCCGCTTCATGGCCTCGGAGCTCATGTCCTGGGCCCCAAAGGCGGCCTGAAAGCCCGCCAAATCATTTAAAAGTTCCATATCTTCCTCCTAAAATGCTATCTCCCCGTAGGGCGGGGGCTTGCTCGCCTGTTGCGGTGCCCGGCGAATGTCCTCGGCGACGGTGCGCCTGTAGGGGCCGTCCGTTTGCGGTGCCCGGCGGCTGCTGCGCCCGACAAAGCGGGCTTGCACCCTGCCGACCGCGGCACACGCTTTTGCCCCGCTTCATCCGCCCCCGGCGGCGCGGGGCAACGCGGCCGCGGCCACTCGCTCAGGTCGCTCCTCCCGCCTCCGGCGGCGCTCCCATCGCTCGCCCGCCGTCTCCCCTGTAGGGGCGAGCATTGCTCGCCCGCGGGCGGCTAATAGCCGCCTACATCATCCGCCAGAAAGCGCTGGACGCATACCGCACCGCGTCGATCTGATGGTCGTCGTGGCTGGGATACCCCCCATTCTCATACACAAACTGCCGAAACTCCCTTGCCGTCTCCGGGCACCGCTGGGGATCCACCACAATGGCACTCAGGCTCTGCAGCCACTTGAACCCATACCGCCGGGAGCCGCTTCCCTTCCTCGCCCCCCGGCAGTTGAGGCCCATGGCCCGGTACTCCGCAATGGACTTGGGCTCGGCGGAATCTGCCAAAATCAATTCTTTTTCGATCGATTTCGACAATACTTTTTCCGCCGTTTCCCGGTTGGGACAACGCCATGCCCGGTCCTCATCCAGCACATAGAGGGTTCTGGTCTGGGGATCGTAGGCCACCCGATTATAGGCCCATGGGTCGGGATACCAACCCCAATCCACGCCGCCCACGGCATTTTGCACCCCGGAAAGTTCAAATTTCTCCAAACGCAAATTGGGGAAGACCCGCTCCCCCGCGCCCGCCGGAATGCCCAGATACTCGTGCTCGTAGAGTACCGGGTTTATCATTTTCAAGTGTGCCGCGTCCGCCAGGAAGCGGCTGCCCAGCCAGTCCCCGGGCAGCTCCAGATAGGTGGAGCGGTGCAGGAACCTGCCCGGCTTGTCCTCCAGACAGTTCACCCAGTGGCCTGCGTCCATGGGTGGGTTGAAGCTCTTGAAGCTCAGGGCAAACTCCCCGCCCCGGAACACCGACTGCTCCACGGAGCGAACCTCCTCCGCCTGGAACTGGTCCAGCTCCTCCAGCCACAGCAGGCCCACAAAGCCCTTGGGCAGCTTCAGGGATTTCAGCTTGCCGGGATCGTCCATGCCAAAGAACAGGATCTTCTGGCCCGTGGGCAGATATTCCATTTCCAGGGGACTGAGACTGCACCGGAAATAGCCCCCCAGGCCCATGGTCCCGATGGCCCATTGCAGCTGGGCATATACGCTGGTGCGCAGGGTGGCGGCTACCTTGCGGGCCACTACGGCGTGACAGCGGGGGTGCTTCAAAAGCTGCAGCAGCAGCTCCACGGAGATGTAGCTGGACTTTCCGCTCCCGCGCCCGCCAGCCTCCACGATCTCCGAAGCGCCGCCCCTGACCGCCTTCCGGCTGTCCCCAAACGCCGCCCCGATCAATTCCGATAATTTAACTTCCATACCTCTCCCTAACCACCGCCGTCTACCCTGTAGGGGCGAGCATTGCTCGTCCGCTCCTACACATCCTCCACCACCGTCACCGGCTCCACGCCTGCGGTGGTCTCGAACATGCCCAAAAGCCTTGCCAGCAGCTCCAGACACCGAATCTTGTGCCCCACCGCCGCCCCCGACGCGGGGGCAAACGCGATGTCCCCCAGATGCCGCAAAACCCGCTTGGCCGACAGCTCGCTCTCTTCCCGCCGCTTCTGCAGGGCGGCATCCACAGCCGCCTTGATCTCGGGCTTCTGGAGCAGCCTGGAGGCGGTAGCCTTGGCATGCTTGGGGGAAAACCCAGCCCGCCGTGCCGCCGCCGCGCCGTTCATGTCCACCAAATATTCCTGAATAAAAACCTCTTGCCTGCTGTTCATCATCCACTCCTATCCCCGCCCCCAGAGCCTCCCCTGTAGGGGCGAGCATTGCTCGCCCGCCATCTACCTTGTAGGGGCGAGCATTGCTCGCCCGCGGGCGGCCAATGGCCGCCCCTACACCGCCCCCAAAAGAACGCTGTCATTGCGAGCCAGTGCGCACACTGGCGTGGCAATCCGTCCTTTTCGTAGGGGCGAGCATTGCTCGCCCGCCGTCTCCCCTGTAGGGGCGAGCATTGCTCGTCCGCCCCCGCGCTTTACACCCCCATTCTACCACCGCTGCGCCTAAAAATCGTCCCGCCAAATTCCCACACCATTTTCCTCAAAAAGTTGGGAAATCCTCTGTAAAGCCCGGGTTTTCCGACGATAAACCCCACTTTTTTCCACCCCCAGTTCGCCACACAGTTGCATAAAATTCCCACACTCCGGCTCTATGTAGAAGTGCTCCAGCACCCGCCGGTCCTCCCAACTCAGCGCATCCAGGCAAAGCTCTACTGTTTCTAACCGATTTCGCAGCCGCTGCACCGACCGCAAAATGGCAATACTCCGCTCATAGGCCATAACCGCCGCCCCCGCATTAGGTTCTCAGCCTTCCAATCCTGGCATCCCACCAGTTGGCCCGCAAACTGCAGATCTCATCGCAATGGCTCTGGCAGGGACAATCCACGCAGGGCCCCTGCTCCAGCCAGCGGCGGTAAGAATCCGGATGTACCACCCGCAGAGCCTCCTCCCGGCCCAGCTCATCCCGCCGGCTCCATTGATAGCGAAACTCCGCGCCCATGGTCTCAGCTAGCCAAGTCTCCAGGGCCCGCCGGTCCCGGAGCATCCCCCACCAGCAAACCCCACATTTCTTCATATGCTTCTTCATTTCTACCTCCAATACAATCCTGTAGAGCCGGCTGCCTGCCGGCCCCAGCTACCTCTCCAGCATCTGCTGCAGCGCCTCGATCTCCGCCTCGCCCAAATGCCCGCTGGCCCCGCAGGGCACCGTCTGCTTGGGTTTTTGCAGCCACCAACGCTCCCGCAGCCACTTCTCCGCCTTGGGAATAAACCGCCCATCCTCCCGCTTCCAGTTTTCAGAGTTTATCCAATTCTCCAAACCGGAAAGAATCAATTCCATATCCATATCGCCACACACGCTCTCCCATTGGACAACGGCTTCCTCCCGCCCCAGCTTCACGGGATAGCGCTCCCAGAAGCGGAGGAAGCCCTCGTCCTTGGTCTTGGACTCTGACTCTGACTCAATCTCAATCTTAATCTCTTTATTATTCTCTATCTCCCCCTTGCTTATTTTTTTCGCAGGACCCCGCTTGCTGATTTTTCCGCCAGCCATGCCGCTTTTTGCCTTTTTCCACGCGGCATCCAAAACGGGTTTTATGAGCAAAAAATTTGCTTTTTGAATTTTTGTGAGGGATTCCGACTCTGTTCCATCCAGCGCATACTCGATCACCGCCAGCAGCAGATCCAGTCTGTACTTTTTGGGCAGCTTCATCACCGATTCATAAAAACTCCTGTAAAATGTAAATTGCTGTCTTCCCATCTTTCCTCCCTTACCCGTTGCTCACAAAGTCTCCCCCTGTCCGGGGTAATCGCTCCTCCCATCCTCACACCACGCGCACACCGTCCGCCCCGGCACAAAGATCTCTCCCCCGCAGCACACACACCAGCCACAGGGCGGCACATCCTGGCCATCTGCCCTCCACCGTGGCAATCCGGTTCCTACCGGATGCCTAACTGTCCAATCATTCACCCACATAACCTCCTATCCTATAACCATCCCCTCTCGCTCCCCCCAGGCAATCCCTGACCGCCCGCTATTTTTCTTGACAATCTCACCAACATCTCATATAATAAAACCACCCACCAGAAACCATCTCAGCATTTCTCATGCGCAACCTCATATTATCTCAATATCCAACACTTGTCAAGCCTTATTTTCTCATATTTCTGAGATTCGTCAAAAGCGCCAAATGTTTCCTTCGGTTTCTGTTGGAAATTCACAATGGTGAGACTCCCCTCTCACGGAAAGAAGGCTTTCCCATGTCTGAAAACCGATTCTTCCCCCGCTTCCACGCCCTGTGCCGCAGCTACGGCACCTCCCCCAACGCCGTAGCCAAAGCCCTGGGCATTCCCTCCGGCTCCGTCACCGCCTGGAAAAACGGCTCCATCCCCCGCTCCGCCACGCTGCAAAAGCTGGCCGATTACTTCGGCGTGACGGTGGACAGCCTGCTGGGCACAGAACCGTCCTTCTCGGAGGAAATGCTGAAGTACGCCCTGTTCGGCGGCGACGGCCCCATCACCGACAAAATGCTGGAGGAAGTGCTCCAATTCGCGCAATTCGTCAAACACAGAAACCAATAACGCCCGCCACCGCCAGGGTCAAAGGCCCATGGCGGTCCGTCCCCCTGCTGCGGCC